AGTTCCTCGGCATAGTACCCATAATCATTGGATACAAAAGTATCGTCTTCACTGATGATAAAGCCCATGGCTTCCATAGAACTTCTGTACACTTCAAGACCAATTTGGCCTTCAGGTGTCAGAGTTGTATGGTCATCTCCGACGATTGCTGACTCAGATAAGCCAGCTACTGCCGCTTTTATTCGCAGGACTGCGAGTAAATTTGCAAAGGTTAAAATCACTTTGCAACCGGTGTCACCCATAAATATGCCAGTCTTAGTTTTAAGGCTAGCAAACTCTTTACCGTTAACTCGGTAATCTACCTCCCTTTCGGAGGTTAATAACTTTTCTATCAGAATAGCGTAGGCCTTCGGAATACGAAGGATCTCATTAGCCAACCTTATCAGCGCTTTCGCAGCCGACCAGGTTAAGTGATCTGTCGCTTCAGACAAATCAGTGTTGATCGATTGAAGAGCAACTTCAAATGCCCAAGCCATGTCTGGCCTAGACGCGGTTATTGATTTGATGAAGGTCCAGCCATGCTGACCTTCGGACACCCCCGCCTTTGCGGCGGGGTAGTTTTCTAAGATCTTGAGCCACATATGTGACCATGGTCCTAGCAATATCGAGTGATAGAAGGATCCGGCCGTGATAACACGACTTTTAGCCCCCGGTTCATTAACATTGCTCGCACGGACTCGCATATGCGAATCAAAATCTTTACTAATTCTTGAAAAAGATAAGTGAAAGAGCCCTTCACCGGGCCTTTGTCTCATTTGAATCAGCTCCTCAGTGGGTTGACCTGTTTCCAGATCAAATTTTACCACATTCGGATTATCTTTAATAAGCTTCCTTGCGAAAGAAAGCTTTCCTCCTTGCTTACGCGTGCTCTCATAACAAGAGCTTGTAGAGAAGGAAATTCTCGAATGCGCCGCAACGGCACTTTCGTTTATGGCTGTACAAGCCAGACGATTACCTAATTCGTCTAAGTTATATGACATCGGTTCCCTGTCAAAGGGGACCCTCGAGAAATTATCAACCCACTTCTCAGCGGATTCTTTCACTAGCTCCGGGCTTGGAATTCCCATTGCTCGTGTTTGGCAGAGTGTTACAATCCTGAACACCCTTTCATCGCCGTCCTTTGTCAGGGCGAAATCGATGTAAGGCTTGAAGAAGCTTAGGTCCCGAGGGGGGCTTTGAACAGGTTCTCCGGAGAGGACCGATTTCCTGACCTGTTTCAGGTAGGATTTCATGCGTTTCTGATACTTGGAATTATTCAAGAGGTTAGAAACAATAGCGCAGTTGATCGCATCGATCTTTGCGTAGTTGAGGTGGTCGCCGACAGATAATATCATGGCGATCACTCTTGCTTCTGCATTTTGAAGCAAGTTTGATAATTTGTTAAATAACTCAGGCGTTTCGCAGTATGCGTATAGCTTGTACTTGTAAATCGGCTTTAGTCGGTTAAACCAATAGAGCTTCCTTAACAGGAATCTCCTCATCTTTGCTGGTAATTGAACAGCATAAGACCACCCTTTACCGGATGGTCCATAAATATGACCTTTGCCATTGCATATATGGCGTAGATAAGAGTTTGGTATTGCACCAAACAGATTAATACTTCCGAAGTCTACGACCAACTTCGGAACAGGCGCTCCAGATCGGAGCGTCTCGAAGCAATTCTCCACGACAGTGAAGAAATCAACCCCTCCCTCACGGGGGGGATAGGAGTTGTCGAACCAGCCCGCCCTACAAAGACTTGTAGTAAGGGGTGGTATTGACATTTGCACCTCGC